GAGCATGGTAAAACAAGATCAGTTTCTAACAAAAAGCAAGTTCGCAAAACTGGTAGAAGTAAAAGTAAGAGAGCATCGATATAGTTATATGGATGCTGTTATTGATATCTGTGAAGATATTGAACTAGACTTGGAGGACATACGTAAGTATGTGTCTGGGAGTATTAAAGAGAAGATAGAAGTTGAGGCAATGAATCTTAATTATCTTCCTAAAGGTAATACTTTACCTCTGGACTAAGCCTACATATTATTATATAATGATTAGGTGGATAAAACTTATACACATAACATACTATAACATACAAGGAAAATATATATGAGCTTTGCAGCACTTAAATCTAACCGTACGGACCTATCTAAACTAGTAGAAGCTGCTTCTAGTGGTCCTGGTGAAACTAAAACCGATAATCGTAACGACGAACGCTTCTGGCAACCTACTCGGGATAAAGCTGGTAATGGCTATGCTGTTATTCGCTTTCTACCTGGTGAGGCTGAAGCACCTACTCCGTGGGTACGTTATTGGGATCATTTCTTTAAAGGACCAACCGGTCAATGGTACGTAGAGAAGTCTCTTACTTCTATTGGTCAAGCTGATCCTTTATCAGAAAGCAATAGCAAGCTTTGGAACGAAGATGGTTCTGAAGAAGCTAAACGTATCGTACGTGAGCGTAAGCGTAACCTTCGCTATATTGCTAACGTACTAATTATCTCAGATCCATCTGCACCAGAGAACGAAGGTCAGGTTAAACTATATCGCTTTGGTAAAAAGATCTTTGATAAGATTATGGACTCAATGCAGCCTCAGTTCCCTGACGAGGCTCCTGTTAATCCATTTGATATGTGGAATGGTGCTGACTTTACGGTTAAGATCCGTAAGGTAGAAGGCTATCCTAACTATGATGCTTCAGCATTTAAATCTCCATCAGCAATTGCTGGTAGTGATGAGGACTTAGAAGCTATCTATAATAAGCAACATGAAATGTCTGAGTGGACTGATCCTAAGAACTATAAAACATATGATGAGCTTAAGTCTCGTCTTGCTATGGTTCTAGGTGAGAGTGCTCCTCGTACTGTTCGTGAGCAAGTGTCTCTTGATACTTCGCAAGCTTATACTGCTCCTGTAGCAGCTGCTCCTGCAGACCTTGCTGGTGCTCCTCAACCAGAGATCTCTACAGCAGAGAATACTAATCTAGATGAGGATGATACTATGTCGTACTTTGCTAAACTAGCAGCAGACGACTAATTATCTCGCACCTCCTATAACTTGAAAGCTTCCCCCATTGAGATTATCATTGGGGGAAGTTCCTTCTCCGAAGTACACCCCTGAAGATTCAATTTTAGTGTTATTGTAGGTTCTAGCATCAAGCAGTTGCTGCGTATATGATTCAAGATCTCTACGTCTAGAATTCAGATCACCAAGTTGTCGTGCTGTTGAGTAATCGACCCTCGCTAGAGCTGCTTCAGTACCAGACACGGCGCTTGCTACCTTCTGCCTCTGTGCTTCAACTACACCATCTGGAATAAGAAAACCAGCTTTGGAATTATTAACAGATTCTAATGCTGCTAGGGTTATTCTAGCAGGTAGTCCAGCAACCCACGATCCAAACTCAATGAAGCCAGTCTTTAGTTTTGCAACTGCATACACCCACTCCTCTTCTAAAGCAAATCCAATCTTCTTAGGCATAGTCATGAACCATATGGCTAGGTTTTCCATAGATGATAAGAAGTTATTCTTAATTCTTTCATAGGTGTTGCCAACCATTTCTCTGATATCAAGCTCGGGCAGATCCAAATCAATACCTAATTTAGACGCAAACCATTCTGTGATAGGAGCAATTGCTTTGTTCCAAACCCAGCTAGCAATATCTGCTTGGGCTCCTAGCCAACCTTTCCATAAGATAGACATAGACTCTCCAATAGACTTCTCACCAGAGAACAAGTCGCTAAACCACTTGAATGCAGCTTCGCCAATTGCAAAGACACCATCGATCAGACTTTTGATGCTTTCCTTATAGCTGAAGTTCTGAAGAAGAGTTAATGCATCACCAGAAAGTCCTTGACCTGGTTTTATCTTTCCGTTCTCGTCTGATTCCAATCCCAAAATATTCTTCAGGATCCACACCATACCAGACTTTAGAAGGTCGAGTGGTGCACCTATAAAGTCTGCAAAGAATGTGCCAAAACCTGCTTTGAATTTATCAAACTTTGAACCATCTTCGTTCTGGTACGCGGTTACAGATTCAAACAATGACATAATCACTCCAACAGGCCACAGGATTTTACCAAAGAGTTTTGTAAAACTTTTCGCTCCTGAAATAAATGGGTCTAGGAACTTAAACAATCCTGAGCCAGCGCCTTTGATAAAGTCAGCAATACCTGTCGACACTTTCAGAACAGGGCTTAGCAACTTATTAATCCGCTCGGTGGCTTTAGTGATAAACGCGCCTGTCGTACTCACCTTCATTTTATTTTTTGGATCTTGAATTGGCTTGCCATCAGCTCCAATACCAAACGCATTAAGAAAGCTAGTTCTCAATGATGTCATTCGCTCAGAGACAACTACACTCAATGGTTTGAAATAATTCTCTCCTTTTTTAGTAGTAACTGCTGATTTGGCTAAACCAGTCTTTGCGTCAACTTCAATACCAAATATCTTACCCAGGATACTTGTTCGTAAGTTCTTTGCGCCATCAAGAGCACTATTAGATAAAGTTTTAAGTCCATTGCCAATGGATGTTATTGCACCCTTTTCCCAACCACGCATGCCAGCAAT